TTATTGGAATCATGGTTTCCAAGGACCAGGTGGTTGGTACATCGAGAACTCGTTGACCACTCTCAATCAAAAAGACCCTGTATCGGAGTATAACTCTGTGCTGTGGAATTCGGGTATTGAAGCAAACAAAGAAATCGCACGTAAGCAGAAACGCCGTTTGACATACATCGCAAACATTCTAGTAGTCTCTGACCCCAAAAATCCAGAGAACGAAGGTCAAATCAAACTGTACAAATTTGGTAAGAAAATCTTTGACAAAATCTCGGAAGCAATGAATCCAGAGTTTGCTGATGAGACACCACTCAATCCGTTTGACTTTTGGGCTGGTGCTAACTTCAAGATCAAGATTCGTCAAGTCGAAGGTTATCGCAACTACGACAAGTCCGAGTTTGACAAACCATCCGAGTTACTTGATGGTGATGACAAGAAGTTGGAAGCACTGTGGAAGAAAGAATACTCTCTCAAAGAGTTTGTTGACCCAAGTCAGTTCAAACCCTACGATGTGTTGAAAGCAAAGTTGGATAAGGTTCTTGGTCTGGATGGTGTTGCACCAGTAAAGACAAAGGCTGAAGATACTGTATTGAGTCCAGCAAAAGCATCACCTAGTTTAGATGAACATGATGATGAACTAGATTACTTCAAGTCTTTAGCAGAAGATTAAAACCTCCTTTATCTTAATCAACTGCGAACGCCACCTTCGGGTGGCGTTTTTTTATTATCCCAATGGTGATGAATTAAACATTCTGCGATCCATAATGGCAGAAAGAACATCCTTATCCCACGTTGAAGCCGTGACAGCATTGTCTTGCTGACCAGTTGTTGAGTTATTTACGTTAGTTGAAGAATCTACGAATGTTGGATTGTTCATAAATTCTTTGGTAATATCTCTAAGCATATCAGCATATTTTACTGAACCTTCTCTTAATTGACCACCCATCAATTTATCTAATGCTGTAACTTGGTCATAGACAAGTGAAGATGCGGTGTCGGCTAAAGATTGAGATTTTTGTTCTGCTTTTGGTGCCGTATTAGATGCTAATGCTGTCGGTGGTGTACTACCACTCCCACCACTTGGTACTCCACCACCCCCACGCAACGCTAATTGAATCTGATTTGTTGATATTGATGCTTTGTTGTTTCCCTTACCCTCATGATAAGATTTTCCAGTGTAAGGATTTTCAATTGATGCAAATTCTCTAGATAATTCAAACTGTTGTTTGATTGGATCGGAACCTCCTGCTTTCAATCTTCGGTTTACTAATTCCATTGCTAATTTGTCTTGTATAACTGGACTGAAAATATCTCCTGGTTTAACAACTCCAGATTTTACTAATCCTGCTAAAGTTTCTGGAATTATTTGATATCTACCAGCAGCAAACAATTCTTTTCTTCCTTGTAATGCCATAACTTCGCCAACAGTCATTTTAGATAAACCAGGTAATCCTTTTGGTGTATCTCCTGCTTTTCCTCTATTTGCTGAATCATAACCTGCGGCACTTGCTTCACCTTTAGCAATCAAGTCTAATAGATTTGCTCCAGATACTGGTGTTGGTGAACTACTGCCACCAGATGTTCCTGCGGCTGCCATTTTTTCTTGAACTTTTGTATCATATAAACTAGAAATATTTTCAGCATTAAAGTTGTTTATGGCACTCTGGGTGTTGGTTGTTCGTTCTGATTTTTCTTGTATTTTTTTATCTAATTCGCCAATATCACTTTTCAGTTTTTTTTCATACTCCGCTTTGTTTGGAATATCAGAAGCATCTGCATCTGATTGTATATTCATTTGTCCTGTTTTTTTGAAATTCTCAAGGTCTTTAAATTTTTCTTCTCTTTGACGTTTCATAGTATCTAAATCAACTTCACCGGTTGCTGCTCCAACAGCGGCGGCAATTGCAGTGATAGCAGCACCAGGAAGAGTCAATAATGCTCTCGGTCCCATCATACCTATTGCCATCAAAGCAAAAATTTTACCTTTATTTTCTTGAAAAAAGTTCTGAAAATAACCACTAAAATCTTTTAATACCGCTCCACCCAATTTCATTAGCAACTCGGTTGCAGTCTCAATCGCCGCTGAAACTCTGAGAGTAACTTTCATGAATGTTTCTTTTACATCATCAACAAATTTACCTAATTTGCCTCCAGTTGCGTTATCAACGTCACCAAATATTTTAGAAAGTGATTCTCTAATACCAGAAAATGCATCTCCAAGTCCACCACCTAGTTTAGAAAAATCAAGACTTTTGTAAATCTGATATAGCACGAATCCTATTGCACCAGCAGCAAGTATTCCCACAAATCCCATGCCACCTAATGCACTACTAAGTACACCAAATATTCCACTAGCAGCACCACCTAACAAACTACCTATTCCGCCTAAAATAGAACCCGCAACACTTGCGATTCCACCAACTGCACTTCCTAATAAACTTCCCACTCCACCCAAAGCGCCGCCAAGCATTCCCATTATTCCACCTCCACCGCCGCCCGCTTTTCCTAAACCAGGTAATCCTTTTTTACCTCCACCAAATTTTCCCTCATATGCAGATTCTCTTTGACCAGCACGTTCAAAATACTTTGCTGGTGTGCCACCCGATATACGAACCAGTTGTGCCATGTTACGGGCGATTGACGGTAAAGCCATGGAGTTTCTTGCACTGATTCTGGCATCACGTGCGATAGAACTCATGACCGAAGGAGAATTTGCACCGCCTTGTTGTGACAATAAAGATGTTGGTGATTTGCTCGAAATAGTTTCTGCTTGATACCCTTTTAAGCCAGGAAACAAAGCAGTCATCATTCCACTTCTGTTAAACAAAGCATTTCTTGGATCATACTTCTGCATATTTTGTTGGTTGTATGCAGCACTTAATGAGCCAATTACACTCTTACCTGACTGTCTTTGTGCTTTAACTAAATCTGTAAATGAAGCCATTTTTATCTCTTATGTGAAATTTTTTCTTGTTGCAATTTTTCGTTTTCTTCTTTAATAAAGTTAATCAACATTGTCACGTAAATACTTTTCTCCCAAGGCATCATACGTTCAATATCATATAGGTTATATTTGTGGTGATGCACTAAAGCAAAGTTTGTATCAAAATAGTTTTTCAAATTATCATAACGAACGGTCAGACGAAAAAACTTTGGAGTCCTTCAACGGTAATTTTTTCATGATAGCCACATTTCTCACATTCAAAATCAACTTCTTTTTTAATTTTTGGCATCGACTCAAAAAATTCTTGAATCTTATTAAATTGTTCTCTGGTTAAGTTTTCTATAAACTCCAAAAGTTCTTTTTTGGGAACATCTTTAGAATAGTAAATAGTTTCTTCTGTATAGATACCATCTATACAACCTACCAAAACATTCATTAGTTTTTCAACTTCAGTGCCCTCTGCTTTTTGTGCTTCTTCAACTATTTTAAAAGATGGATATCTAATTAAAAGACCTATTTTTTCATCAAGCACAATTTTATCAATTTTCTTTTCATGAACATCGGGATGAATTTCTAACAGATTCATTTCAAGATTCACGATGCTGCCACACTCTTTTTCTTCACCATTTACGGTTACTTTATTATTACATTTGTATGGCAACTCAACAATTTCATTAACCGATCTTGCACGAAGATTTAGAAATAAAAATTCTATATCGGTAATTGGTAGATCGTCAACAGAAATCTCATCTAAACAACAGTTTGTTATTATTTGCTTTACGGCTAAAAGAATCGAATCATTCTCATCAGATTCCATTGCCATTAAAAGAATTTTTTCTTCTTTGACCAAGAATGGTCTAAAACGAATTAATTTATTTGTTAATGGTAACGTCAATTCATAAATGGGTACGTCTATTTTTGGTAACATAATGTCCTCACATTAAATTAAAAAGAAAGTAATCTTGTTGCTCCTGCTCCAAGTATAGATGCTGCTGCTCTGCCAATATCAAAGTTTCCTTCATAAATTGTTTCAAATTTTTGATAAGCAAATTGAACAGTCAAACGGTGAAAGCCTTCTTCTGCCCAACTTAATGGTTGCGATGCAATACCAATAGGAAATGCATCAATTAAATCTACTGCATATATTTGTTTTACTACATCATCAAATTGTATGATTCTTATTTTTGACAAATAATTTGATGAATTTCCTTTTGGGTAACGTAAATTGTTTGTATCTGTTGGCATAATTGCTTCCAACCATTTATCGAATAATTTACGTTCATAGAATTCATTTGTGCAGATAAAGGTCAGTGACGTTTCTGCATATTGTGTTTGATATGGAACTTTAAATGTTGGACCATATATTTTAACATCTGCTGTCTGCAATGTCTTTCCTGGCAACTCAGCAGTTTCACATTGTAGAGCCAAATAACGAGACACCGCAGGATTGGCACTTCTTTGAGCATCATTTTGCTGCCCAATTGCACTTGTAATTGCGCCTGATATGTCGGTAAAAATTGAATTTGGAAAATTTAATATTTTTTCAATGACAGAATTTCCTATCGAATTTCCAATATAAGCGGGTATGGGTAAAACAACTTCAAAACGGCAAGGTCGAGCCAAGCCATCTTTTGCCTTGATGTTTGATAGAAATAGATTAGGTGAAAACGACATTAAAATTTATCCTCTGATTCTGACCATACTTTGTTTTTCTTTGCTTTTGCAAACGATTCAACGGGCAACATAGCTGCGATGTCCCATTCATCTGCCGTGATTTCTAAAAACCTAGATTGCACATGACTAAACAAATATCGTTTGATACAAGGTTTAGCTTGATACATTTTTGATGCTTTTGCTAGGTAATCATAACTGATTCTGAGTCTAGTTTTCTCATCGTAGTTATGGTCAGTGAGTAATGTGCTTAATTTATCTAAAAGAAGTATCCGCTGCTTTGGACTAATGTAATGCAAGTTAAGTCCTAAAAAACCGTCTGGGTATCGTTCTATTGGTATGACCAATGGAAACTTATCGTAATATGGCAACGTATCCTTCGTTTTTGGATCATAAAAGTAAAAGTACATTCTACCAATCATAGAATTTTCTCTCAGTCTTTGCCTGTCACGCATCAAGTCACCTTTAGTAGGTTTCAATGCGCCAGTCTTTGCTCTTAACCAGTTACGTGCATCACGTGAGCGTGGTTCAAATCCTTTCTTAGCAAGAGAGTCTTTGATTCTGTCTATGAGTGTTTTGGTAGCCATCTAGTATTTATCTCAGATTCCTAGATGTTTTTCAGTTATGACTTGAAATTCCCAGCCGTGGTCTTTGCAGAATTCGGTTGCTGCTTTCCATTTGGATTGATTGATAACGTAAGTTGCTGCTTCTTGAATGTAGCGTTTAGTCTTACGTTTTTGAGTAGGAGGTTTAGTCTGCGCCTCTGGTTTGACTTCAATCACAAACGTTTTAATTACGCCGTTCTTTTGCCTAATCTTAGCTACAAAGTCTGGGAAGTATCGATGCTTTTTATTGTCAACTGGACTCCAATAGGGTATGACCAGTTCTTCAGAACCCCACCAAATAACGTCTGGGTGGTCATCTAAATATTTCATCACCTTGACTTCCCACGATGAACGATAGATGATGTTTGTCGCATCCCCTTTGTATTTTTGTGGATTCTTGGGCGTGAATTTTCCTTGATATGACATAAATACTATCTAGTCAACATACTTAGGACAAATATGGCATTTTTCGGTCTTTCTGACATCAAATTCAATAAAAGCGTTAGCAATGCATATGGTCCCCTAGCTGTTCTTGAAGGAACACCATTTGCGTATAATGCACTAAAATATCCCATGGATGTTGGTAGTGCAGATAAGGGACACTATATGGTTTTCTTTGTTCGACAACAGGAGAAAACGCAATTCAGTGCAGATTACCGTGGAGGTCAGTCTTTTAGCCCTGAGGTTGAGAAGTCAATTCAAGAACAGTTGTCAAAGGGTGCTTCGGCAGCAAATAGAATAGACACAAGCAAAGTTAAAATTTCTTTTGCTGATAAAGTCAATAAAGGTGTAGAAAATTTAATATCGGCAGGCTCTTCTGCGATAAAACAAAATTTTGGGTCTACTGGAGCAAAACTTGGAAATGCAATTGATAGTTTTGTTTCAACGGCACCACTAGTTTCTCTTGCTGAACAAAAATCAAACGATAATATTACCAAATCAATCAAAAACATTACAGATAAATCCCCATTTGGAATTATGAACAAAACGCAATTAACTACAGATTCTATTGCGTTATACATGCCAGATACAATACAATTTGATAGCCGACAATCATATGATGGTCTTTCTCCCGGTAAAGAACTGTTGGGACAAGCACTTGCTGCTGCTCCCGGTGTAGTTGATGTGTATAAAGATAAAGGTGGAAGAGCAGCATTAGAAGCGATTAAAAAAACTGGCGCACTTCAAGCCTTGGGTGAAAGATTTATTGGTGGTGTGACAGGTGCACCTGATACCACACGTTTAGGCGTTTTTGGTTTTACAGGTCGTGTAACAAATCCTATGTTGGAACTAATTTATAGTGCGCCAGATTTTCGTCAATTTCAATTCGAGTTTTTCTTCTGGCCACGTAGTGAAACTGAAGCACTAGCGGTTCAAAAGATTATTGACCGTTTTAGATTTCATCAGGCTCCCGAATTAGAAAAAAATGCAGGGAAACAAACTGGTCTTTTAATTCCACCTTCAGAATTTGATATAAAGTTTTTTTACGCTGGTAGGCAAAATCCAAATATACCACCAATATCAACGTGTGTGTTAGAAAGCATTCAAGTTAATTATGCTCCTAATGGATGGTCGGCATATGAAGTTCCTGGCGAAAACAATCCAGATTTGGGTCGCACTGGTATGCCAGTTGGCATTCAATTGAGCCTTCAATTTAGAGAAACAACATATCTCACTAAAGAAGATTTCGATTCGGCCGTATCAGCTAAAGATCCATTTGCGCCGGCAGGTTCTGGTGCCACAATGTATACTGTTCCATATCCTACTTTGTATTCAAAATAAATGGCTAATTATTTTAATTTTTTTCCCTCAACACTTTATTCTGATGGGGCAAACAATAATACCGGTTTAGATATTGTAACTAATATCACCGCACGGTTTGCTTTTGAGAATTCTCTTAAAGAAAATTCTGCTTCTTTTTATCCGTATGAAGTTAAAGATACAGATACTCCAGAATCAATAGCCTTTAAAATTTATGGTGATTCTGAAAAACATTGGATTGTGTTGCTGTTTAATAATATTATTGATCCACAATTTGATTGGCCTCTTCCATATAGACAATTTATTAAATACGTTGATAACAAATATTCCGCAAATGGATATGCCGATACCATAAACACCAACATTTCTGGCTTAACTTGGTCTATGAATGCCAATAATGTTTATGCATATACTAAAACAGTAACTAGAGTTGGAACAACCGATGCTTCACTAGTCACAATTAAAGAAACAATTCAAGTTGATGCCAACACATATGCAAATGTAATTACTTCAACAAACAATTACACTTTACAAAACGGCACAGTTGTTTCAGAAATAACCACAAAACAAAAACAAACATATTATGATTATGAAATGGAATTGAATGAAAACAAAAGAAGTATAAAATTATTGAAATCAGAATTTGCCAGTGCGGCTTTTGCAGAATTTAGGCAGTTAGTTTCATAATGAGTTCAACATTACTTGAATCCACACAACTCATAGTAAAAGAGGTAGTCATAGTGACCAAAGGCGGTCCTGTGAACATCACCGCTTTATATGATGAGATAAACATTCATGATTCTCTTTTTTTGCCAGTTGTATCTGGCAATATTCTTATTACAGATGCCATAGGGTTATCAGGTCGCTTAGATTTTGATGGTTCCGAAGTTATTGCAATTCATGTAGAAAAGATGGCAGATTCTACGATTGCATCTTTTAAGAAATCATTTAGAATTTATAAACAAACTGAACGTAGAAACGTTAATCAATCGACTGAAAAGTACATTCTTCATTTTGTTTCCGATGAATTAATTTTTTCTGACCAGCAAAGAATAAATCAAAGTTATGAAACAACATATGGTAAAGTAGTTCAGAAAATTCTTAGTGACTATTTACAAATATATGACAAAGATAAAGGTCTTTATGAAGACACTTCGGGAATAAAGAAAATAGTAATTCCAAATCTAAGACCTTTAGAAGCAATAGAATGGTGTGCTAAGAGAGCAGTGGACACTAAAAATTCTCCTAATTATATATTTTATTGCAATTCTTTAGGGTATAACTTTGTTACATTATCAACGTTAGTGTCAAAAAATCCAATTTTAGATATTAATTTTTCTCCAAAAAATTTGACTGATAAAGGTCCATTGGATGAGATGAGTGGTGCTAGAAGTTTTGAAGTTTTGGTGCAAAATGATTTAATTGATAAAATACGAAGTGGTGTTGGAGCTGGAAAATTTATAGGCTTTGACCCATTAACTAGAACATTTGGAGAGAAGCCTTTAAATTTTAAAAGTCATTATGATACATTAACCCATGCAAATAAAAATCAAAATATAACAGAAGTTTTTAACCGAGATAATACAACAATTTTAACCACTATTAATTCTAGAAAAGTTTTAAGTATTTACGGACCAAAAAGAAAAGAAAGTGCGTATATTAAAAAATATGATCCAAGTTCTATTTCAAAAGTTGAAGACTATGAAAATTTTGCTTTTCAAAGAAAAGCCATATTCAAAAATCTTGTAGCAAGAAGACTGAAAATTGTTATGCCTGGAAATTTTCAACTAACATCAGGTTTTAATGTAACTTTTAATACTTCTGGTTTCTCCGATAAAAGTAAAAATGTGGAAGATAATTCAATAAATGGAAAATACTTGATTGTAGCAACAAGACAAATTATTAAAAATAATAAACACGAAACTATTATTGAGGTGGTTACAGATTCGACTAATGATGCAACTTCGTATACAAGCAGTCAACAGCAAAATCAAACCCTTAAAGGATATTAGAGATGAGTGACAGTTCGGGAGATTTTGCTGGTAAAAATGGATTTATTTGGTGGATTGGAACTGTAGAAGATAGAAAAGACCCACTAAAACTTGGCCGCTGTCGTGTTCGTTGTGTTGGATGGCATTCTGCTAATAAAATGCAATTACCAACAGCATCGTTACCATGGACAATGCCTAGTATACCTGTTAATTCTACTGAGATATATGCACCAAAAGAAGGCGACATGGTATTTGGCTTTTTTATTGATGGCGAAAATGCACAAGAACCAGTAATGCTTGGGTCATTTCCCAGTATACCACTAAAGGCTGCAAATGCACAAGAAGCATTTAGTGACCCAAGAACATCATCTGAATTAAGTTCTTCGCCACGAACACCAGCATCTAAAATATATAGCACAGATGGTAGCGGCATAAAGATTACAGAAAAGTCTGCTGCTGAATCCAATCCACGTATCTTAGATGAACCAACAACATCACGCCTTGCCCGTAATGATGAAAACATGTCAAAGACATTCGTACAAGAACGCAAAGATAATGTTGTAACTGTAACTGGTGTTAATTCAAATTGGACTGAGCCGACAACAAAGTATGCTGCCAAGTATCCATACAATCGTGTTACGGAAACTGAATCGGGTCACATCATGGAGTTTGATGATACGTTAGGTAAAGAAAGAATTCAAATTGCTCATCGTAATGGTACATTCCAAGAAATGTTTCCTGACGGCGCTAAAGTTGAGAAGATTACTAAAGACAATTATCAAATCATAATGGGTAATGACCGTGTTTATATTATGGGTAAGTGTCAAATCACTGTATAAGGCGATGCTGAGGTCTATGTTAAAAAGAGTGCATATCTAAAAGTTGATGAAAACGTTACCGCAACAATCGGCGGAAATGCCACAGCAACAGTCAAAGGAAATTTAACTGGAACGATAAATGGAAAAGCCACTTTAAAAGTTGATGGTAGTTTCTCTGCTGATATTGGAGGCACTTGCACAATCAACTCCGGTGGTGCTATGAAGTTTACCGCACCTACAATTAATCTAAACTAATATGAAACACGAATTTATTGTGCGTGAAAAAGGTGAATTGAAAACGTATACTCGTTGGGAAGATTTACCCAAACAGTTTGAATATGTAATCAAATTCAATCCATACATGCCGCCACCCCCACATACAGATGTTGAGCATCATGAAATTGAATCATGGCAAGGTCGATTCAAAGAATTGATGGCTAGAGAGACTGGCATATAATGGGTATTCAAGCAGGAAGTTATGGAACACAGTTTGAAGATTTTATTGATTACATATCCATTACAACGGCTATCACACCAACGATTACATTCGACAGCCTCACTGAAAAAACAAGTGGTGCCGCAATTAGTGGTGTTGCTGTATCGAATTCGGGAGTATTTTTTGATGGCACTTCATACCAAACTACGTTTACTGTTACTGGTCAGTATGGTGCAAGTATAGCGGCAAATGATTCTTATGTTGGTGTGAACAGCACATCACAAGTGCAAAAGACATATACCACATACGAGTCTTTTATTGCAGCAAAAGGAACCGAATGGGATACAGTAATTTCTTTTGTTCCAGATGGTTCTAATTATAAGACTGCTTCTTATAAATTTACGGTTAATAATATCGCAACAACAATAGAACACCCAGTGCATTTAATTCCAACTAGACATTTTACTAGATTAAATGACCTTTTAAATGCACTTTATCCTGGAAGAGTAACTGTTGACGGCAATGGTAATGTTGTGACAGCTTCGTATGGCACCAATATTGTAAACACGCCAACGATTGAATATCTTGTTGTTGGTGGCGGTGGTGCAGGTGGTACGTCATTTAGTTATTCTGCATGTGGAGGCGGTGGTGGTGCTGGTGCGTTTCAAGCAGGAACAGGTTATTCTGTAGTAGTTGATCAACAATATACTATAGGTGTTGGTGGAGGTGGAGCTTCTGCCGACACAGGAACGGGCGGTGTTTATGGTTCAAACGGTTCCAATTCATTTATTACGTCAACTTCTCAATCATTAATAAGCAATGGTGGTGCAGGTGGAGGAACTTATATTGGTACTGCACCCAATACTATGAATGGTAGAGGTAATGGTAATGCATCTGGTTCGGGTGCGGGTGGAGCAGGTGCTAATCCTGGTCCTGGTGGTCCTGGTGGAATATATGGAAATGCCGGTGGTGGACATAGAGGTACTGGTGTAAGCAATGATTCTACATCATGTGGTGGAGGGGGTGGTGCTGGTGGTGCAGGAGGAAATGGTACTGCCACTTCGACTGGCGGTGCGGGTGGTGCTGGTTCATACTCATCAATAACTGGAGCAACTACTGCTTATGCTGGCGGTGGCGGTGGAGGTGCTTCTACTGGACCAGCTGATGCATCTGGTGGTGTTGGTGGTGGGGGATTTGGAAAAACTGGTGATGGTGCTGGTGGCGCAGGAACAACTAATACTGGCGGTGGTGGCGGCGGTGCTGGTCAAGTAGGATTTAATCCTGGAGAAGCCTATGCGGGTGGTGCTGGTGGCTCTGGAATTGTAGTTATACGATTTCCAACAACATATCCAAACGCAGTTTCATATGGAGCAGAATATTCTGAATCTGGCGGCAATCGTATATACACGTATAAAAATTCAGGTAATTTCTATCTGAGTAATTCAATGAATTCTGTAACTTTTAGTACCACAACATTTGATTATCTTGTTGTTGCAGGCGGTGGCGCTGGCGGACCAAATGCTGGTGGTGGTGGTGGAGCAGGCGGCTATTTACTCGGATCGGTAAATCAAACAACACTGG